TACCTTCACCCAAAGCGCCCAAATAGTTCAACCCAGACACAATGTATGTGTTATCCCGGCGAGGGTTCCGCACGGCTTGGGGATCTTCTACCGGGTATAGCCCCTGCAAATTCTGCGGGTGGTCGGGTTCCCAGCAAGTCGGACAAACTAAAATATTGGTCTTCTTTGTCCGAATGACCAACTCTTTCAACTGCTTCAGTTTGTACCTCTGACCGCATCTATCGCACTCGGCAATAGCAATCCGGCCAGATGTAAACTTATTGCTCATTGGATGAACATCTCACGCGGCACAATTCGCCAAGCCGCTTTCTCACGATCCTCATCCGATGCCTGCTGCCAAGCCTCGTCATACATCTGCTTAAGCATAGGAATCCGTTGCGCTGCTTCTGGGATCTTAAGCGCCACATAGTACGCCAACCCCGCCACCATTGCAGGTAGGAAGCGAAATGGAATGTCCTGTGTGTTGACGCCAGTCCCGGCATCCAGCATTCGGCGAAGCCGCCAGTACACAAGCTGATAGGTGCCGGAGACGTTGGGCACGGGCCAAAGCGTAAACGTCGGCTGCTGCACGCCGCTGGGTTCAGTAGCCCCGCTCTGCCGGTTGATGTAAATCTGGATCGGACGGCCCTGCGCGGTCTTATTGGGTAGGCTGGAGTAGGTCGAAACGCTGATGCGCGAAACCGGGATGTCCGATTGAATCGAAGTCCCCGCATTGGTACGGATAACGTGTTCCATCAAGTCAACGGTGTCTACGGGGAGGGGGTAGGTAGCTTGCCCTTGGGAGAGGGCGACCGTGTCTGACTCAACTGTCCACAAATTAATCCCGCGATTTGCCCACTCGGCAAACATCAAATTAAGACTGCGCCGGGCCGTCCGAAATTCATAACCAGTTCTCAACTCCGCGCCCGCCCGCTCAAACGCCTCTTCAATCAACTCGTTGAGGTTGAGATTAAAAGTCGGGGGAGATGCGGAGGTAGTCATTTCTTAAATCCTAAATTTTGCCGTTTTCTTGGCAATCTTCTTGGGCTGGGCTACGAACTGTTTGCCCGCAGCTTTGCCCTTTCGTTTGGCCTTGGTGGTGGCAGCATACTCAGAGGAAGAAAGAGACTTGATGGCGTTTTCTGGCAGGTAGCGTTCTCCCGTTTTGGAAGATGGCTTACCCGACTTGGTACGCCATTTCTGATCTCCCCACGCTTTAAGCGACTGCTGTGGAGCTTTCATCAGTCTGTGTACCCGCCACCAGCGTCCTTGTACTTCTTGGCAACTAGCTGCGCCTTGCGGGCTGACCATTGCCCCGCCCCAGTCCCATGCGTGGCAGCGGCTTTAACCTGAGCCACGATCTTCTTACGCAGCCCCGGCTTGGTGTAGTTACCCGCTTCGTTGACGCTACCGCCTTCCTTGAACTTCTTCAACGTCTGCGCCAGACGCGCACGCTGCCCCAACTTACCCGGAGCCTTGGCCGCTTTGGCAAGTTTCTTGGCTGGAATGGGTTTGTCGCCCTTGACGCCCAAGGAGGCACGGAGCGCCCCCGGCTTCTTGATAGCCCCAGCAATCCAGTTGGTACTGCCACCCTTACTCAGCGCCTTAGCCTTCGGCATTTTCGCTTTGCTCATGATGCCCATACCGCGTGAAACTCTCATCGCATCGTCCCTTTGGTGTGGCCCTTCTTGCAGCAGCCATCACCACGAGTCTTAACCACACCACCTTTAGCGTAGGCTTTGGTTTTCACTTTGCCGCCTTTACGCATCTGCTGCTGTTGCACAGGCTGACCGATATTCAACGGGCCGTAAGCTTGTGGGGCAGCGCGAACGCCGCCCACTCCGGTTTCGGAACCGATCTGCACCAACGGGGCGTTGTTACCCAACCCAATCCCGCTGCTAGAGCCACGAGGTTGATCAAAAGCGGACTGGATTCCAGAAGAAGCAGTGCCGCCATCTACAAATCGCTTAGTCCGCTTTTTCATCATTACATCTTCACTCGCTTGAGCTTGGTTTTACCGCGAACCGCGCAACCGTCGATGCTGCCGCCCTTGGCAAACTTCATCACCTTGCCGCCGCCGCGTTTCATGCCCTTGGCTTCTTTCTCTTCATGCTTGATCATGGACTTCGGAGCGCCCTTCTTTTTGAAGAACGAAACCTCTTTCTTGACCATCGCCTTGGATTCGCCAACCTTACCGCCCTTGGCGTACTTCTTATCGCCATAGTGACCCGGCACCGGCTCAATGTCTCCAATCGGAGTCTTGGACTTGCGCTGCATGTCTTCCATTTTTTTGACATCAGCCTGTTCGCGAGGGCCAAGAGCCTTTTTGACTTCGCTACCTTCTTTACCCGAATACTTTTTCACATTGCCCCCCGCTTTCATACCCGATACTTCAGCATCGCTAACAAGTTTACCGGGGCCTCTGACGGTTTTAACGCCGGGGCGAACAACTTTACCGGGGATAGTAGCCGCAGCGCCTTCCATGAGTCCCGGAATCGTAGCGCCTCGAAATGCGCCCGTCACAGCGGGGGCACCGGCAACCGCGCCCATCATTGCAGCGGTAGCGTCCAGATCTCTCATCCGGCTCTCTTTGCGGTATTGATTCGCCAAAGAACCTTTTTTATCAGCTTCACGAGACGCCATGTTCTGGATTTCGCCAGCGGAATACTTGCGCGAAGGGATTTTCCCCAGTTCACGAGGCGAAGTACGCGCAGAAAGGTCTTTCAAAGCCTTCCGAGTACCATCTTCCGCTTCGGGTTTGGAAGAGGACGGCGACGACGAAAAATTCCGAGTCCCAGTCTGGCCCACCTTGGTACGCGGCTTATCGCGTTCCGCTCGGAATCTCGCCGTGTCAGCAGTGGTGCTGTACTTAGTGCGGCGCGGTTCATCTTTACGCTCAGTGGTGTACTCTTTAGTAGCCCCGTCCTTGCCCTTAAATTTAAATTTGAGGTCGCCTCTTTTACGGGCAGCGTCAAATTCTTTTTCAAAAGGCGAAAGCTGTTTAGCCATTTTTATCTCCTAACAATTCCATGCCCGAAGGCTTTTGTTGATCCTGCTGTTGGGGTCGCTGGCGGTTTTTTTGCTCGTCAGCTTCTTCTTCATCCCTTTCATCCGGGCACAGAATGAATCCCTACGCGGGCCACCTTCCGGCTGGGGGGCTTTCAACCCCGGCTTACCGGGGTTAGCTTTGTTGTAGGACGCACGGCCTTTGGCGTTCAATCCGCCCGATTCGGCTTTGCCTTCTTTACGAGTCCATGCGGGTGATTTAGCCATAAAACACCGTTATTGTAGTTGAAGCTGGCAGGACGATATATACACCATTAACAAACAAAACCCCCTCACCGGGGAGCATAGTCGCAATAATTGCAGTATTAACGGTGGTATCAAAAATCAACGGTTGTGCGCCGCTATTGGTCGTATTATCGTAAAACACAACTTGCCCTGCGCCACCCGGAGCAATCTGATACCCCTTTACACGGCAACGCCCCGTAACTGCAAGTCCAGTTGCGTTTAGATGCTTTGCAATAACATCAGTTTGCATTGCCATATTGGCTTGCTCCTAATTAAGCCGTGAACGCGCCGTTATCGGACACGATGTACTGGATATAACCGGAAACCGTGCTGGCACTGCCAGCCGTACCCGTACCCGTACCGCCCGTCAGGTAAACAAGCTCAGACGAAGAAGCAACCGCACCCAGCGAAGTGCCCGCCGAAGCAGAAGCCCAATTAAGCGCCAGCTTGGCAGTAGCAGCCGACTGATTAACGATGAGGCCGCTGTTCGACGCAGTGCCGGTCGTGTTCCCCGTGAAACCAATCACAAACGTCGGGGAGGTGCCGCCGGTCGTGGTAGCGTTGGCAAAGATTGACAGAACAATGGCGTTCTGCGGCAGGATGACCCGCGAAGTGTCAGTCGAAGATTTCTGAACGGCGGTGCCAGCGGCGGAAATCGGGCTAAAATAAAACGTAGCCGACATAACCATTTGACCGGCATACGCGGTCTTGGTCTGGTCGCCACCGGACGAGCGCCAAATAGAAACGGTAGTAGAAGTAGCCATCAAATTGTCCTCTCATGCGAGTTCAGTGTAACCATCTGCATGATGTCAGCCGGGGCGGCTGTTGGTTACACCGGGAAGCCCCGGATTAAAAATGGATATACTAGGGTTCGGAAGGCATGTCAACGAGTTTATTGGACTTTTGAAGATTTGCTTCCCGCGTGATCACCCGTA